GTCCGTTAGGTCTTAACTCAGACTCTTGAAACTCTATCCTCCGCCCCATTTGATTTCCTTATCCTGTAAATCATTGACGAAATCTAACCCAAGATCGGCAGAGAACTCACGCTTCTGATCTTCTGATGTGTAGCGTCTAATCTTTGGACGCTCCAACGAAATCAGTCTATTTTCTGCTGTTAGCGTAATCGTCGATGTTTCAACTTCATCTGCGATCTGCATGGTGTCCATAAAGCCTGAGAATATCTCCACCAACTCAGATTGATTGCCAGATGAGATATCTAATGGCAATAAATTCTCTGTGGTGATGATTGCCCCCGCTTCTGTCAAAAGACGCTCAGGCACAGACATCATGCCAAAGTAAATCTTCGCCACACGGCCTTGATATGGCTCAGATAAGGCCAAGGATAAGAGGTCAGACGGGATGCCCGTCAGGACGAACTGTGCGCCTCTAGCAGCGACTTCTATTGTTTCCTCAATAGGAGATATTGACATGATGGTTGCAGTGCCAATGTAATTAACACCGCCAACAGATAGAGTACCAAGCCCTGTCCATGCTCTGACATTGCCTGAGTCAAACGCCAGATCAATCGCTAAAAATGGCTGTACGACATCGCGCTGAACCGCATCAGAAAACCCACTTGATACAGAACGACTCATATCGCCTCCACTGCACCAAATGTGATCCCGTAAAAACTTGATTCATTGATATTGAATGATGATTCATTAGATGCCAATCTGAACAAACCTTTGCAATTCGTTACTGTAACTGATTGGTTATCAGATGGTGATTCGCGGAGATCAGGCCAAATGCTAATGCTTGCTTCGCCACTCGCGTTGGTATCAATATCCTCTAATACTTTGTAAAGGCGCGTACTTGATGCTGAACCCAACTGAATATAATCCCCTGCCTTGAGGTAACCAGTTGCGCTGAATGGACACCCATCAATCGCCAGGATGTTTCCTGTCTGGCTTGCACCGTTGACTACTGGAGTGCCAGGTGCAGATGATGCTGAACCGCGAGGAGTCACGCCTAATGGATCGCTGAGTAAGAACGTGCCGTACTGACCATTCAGACTCATCAGGAAAGCGTTCCATTCTTCTGCATCCTCACGCTTCATTGGAGGAAGTAAGATATCTGCTTCCCAACGCGCTCCTGAATGCTTCAAAATCTGTTGCTTGTATGTGAATGGAGATGTTGTGACCGCAATCGTATTTCTAGCAATCAATCGAATGGACTGAATCCCTGATACAGTTGGAGTCGTTAAAGGATAACTAATCGCCACGTTTAACCTCCAAACGCATTTGCAAATGAACCGCCACGCCTTCTGGCATCGATCACTGCCTGTTTTGTTGCCGCTGTGATTTGTGGCAGCAGATTGGCGATTTCGGTTCTGACAGTTTGAGAAACGCCTGTCGAAATATTCAGAGTCACATTCACAGCACCACCCATACCCTGACCAGCTGAATGATCGATCACTGTTTCATTTGGATGCAGAATCGCCGGGAATCCACCCTTGCCATCAACGCCACCAGCTCGAGCTCCCCTGCCAGTATAGCCACCACCAGCGAACGATCCCTCTGTCGCTGGAGTCGCCTGTGGCAGTGTCGCAGTCGGGAAAAAGTAATTCATCAAAGGCTGCGTGATCATCTTCTGAATCTGCATCCTGGCCAGATCAGCGATGATCGATTTCGCCATATTCTTGAACGCATCTTTGACGCTATCTGCACCAGTGACCAATCCGACCAGGCCATCTTCGACACCCTGTATCGCGTTTTTGACCGGGCCATCGAATTCCTTACCAAATCGGCTGCCTGTCAGCGTGATGTCCTCGATGCGGTCTTTCACTTTGTCATATTCGACGACCAGCTTGGCCGCTGAATGAGCTGCACCTTCCTGGCCATGAGTAATGATCAGCATCGTCTCGTTCAACTTGCCAGCTTCTTTGCCTAGCTCCTGCATCGAGTCTGCTTGTTTTTCGGTTAGCCCGAGCAGATCCCCAATACCCCGAACCACTTTCGCGATGAATGTGAAAAATCTGGCGAATTGATCAATCACAAATTTGATCGGTTTCAATAGGATGGAGCTCAGAGCCTTTCCAAGATCACCGAACGCAGTTTTGAGTTTCACCAGGCTGTCGTTGTAGGCTGCGAAATCTTTCGCCTGTGTGGTCGTCAATGTGCCACCGAGAGCCTCTGCCTCTTTCCTGAGAGCCAGGATTTCTTTTGATCCACCCTGCATGGTCTGGATCATCGCCACACCTTCAGAATCGAACAGCTTCATCGCCAGGCGAACTTTATCTGCCTGGTTAGTGACTCCGAGCATCGCGTCTGCGATGGCCTCCAGCTGTCGATCTGGGCTCAACTTAACCAGCTTGCTGGCATCGAGACCGAGCTCTCTCAGCGCGTTCTTAGCCTCGCCCGTCCCCTGGGCAGCTTCCGCGATCCTTCGCGTTGATCGCTGCATTGCCATCGTGAACGTCTCAATCGAGAGACCACCGATCTCAGCCACATATTTAAGCTGCGACAGAGCTTCAACAGATACACCGACCCGCTGCGAGAACTTCAAAAGATTGTCAGAACCTGTGGCCAGGCTTTGAAATGCCATCGCACCAGCTGCACCAGCCAGCGCATTTCTCAAAGAAAAGACTGATTTCGTTAATGATCCGACCCGGCTCTTAACTGACCGAAAAGCCTGAGCTGTTTTGTCAACAGCGCGGATATCAAACTGGACGTTTCTTGCCATTCTGTGCCTCGGCCACTATTTGCAGATAAGCGATCCAGCCTGAGAATTCACTGGCTGACATCAGCTGAACCTCAGCCAATGTCTTTCCTAATCTGTCAGCGAGCGCGTATTGCGCGAACAGGTCAGGATCGCTCCTCAGTTTTTTTCCTGATCCTCTACATCAGCACCAGTGAGAATGAACGCTCCCAGCCTGGCGACAATATCAGCATCGGCCTTTTCGACCAGTGCCTTTTTATCTTCCAAACTGAACAGCTTGTCGCCATTCTCGTCCAGTGCCTTATAGATGATCGCATAGGCGAACAACAGCAAATCGTTGTCCTGAGCCATTTTGTACAGCTTGGCCTTTTCCTGGAGAGTCAAGGCTTTGCAAAATACTTGTAATGGCTGACCGTCCTCGCCCCACTCTGGGATCGCAATGCTGCGCTCCTCGAGTGCCTCAAAATGAGCTTTCGCTCGGTCAATCGCTTTCATAAATCATCAAGCCGTTGCAGAAGTTAGAGCACCTGATCCAGTGAATGAGAATGAAATTTCAACCATCCCATCCATCGCAGCTGTCGAGCTGACTTCCGTCACAATCGCTGATCCTGAGTAGTAAGTGTCACCAGAATCTGCACCTTCGGGATAAAAAGCAAGAGTGATTTCAGCTCCAGCAGTTAATGCTGTTTGAGCTGTGTCAGCTTCATCCCACCAAGCCTCAGCTGATCCGCTGAAAGTTGTCAGACCTGGCTTGTATGTGCGAGCAGTGTCGCCCATGACAGAATCCTCGATCACCTCTCCCGATACACTATATGACCAGGTGCGGAGCTCTCCCAAAGTATCAGAGCCGATCTTAACCAGCCCGTCTTTTCCTACATGATTCGCCATTTTCAGTCTCCTTTAGATGGCAGTTTCAACATCATTCTCGGCCACCCGATAGATAGCTCTGAATGTTAGTCTGGCAGCACCAGTGACTTTTTCACCTTCACCGCCATCCAAATCAATATCTGTCCTGGTTAAGTATATATCCTTTACCAGTGCATCGACACCCGAATCAGCAGCCAGTGCTTCCTCGATCTCGAGCGCGATCTGATCCAGGGAATTGTCCACTGTGGTCGTTCCCTGGGCATAGGCTTCCACGATCACATCGAGAGAGCGCATCAATGTCCTGTTCGAGCCCATGATCTCGAGCTCGGCATCTTCCGCTGCTGTGTAAATACAGAGACCAGGTAGTTTCGCAGATGCCAGCGGATACACCCTGGTCGCGAAAACATTCGATCCTGTGGTCGTCAAACCTGTGAGAGCTGTCACCACAGCGTCCCTAATCTGTTTGCGAACGTGTGCCACTATTGCAACTCCAGGATCAAATTGGTCATGCCTGTACCATCAGGCTGCACAATGCGGATGATGTAATTCTCGCTACCGATCACCAGGGAATCCCCCTCGGCAGCAGCTGACACATCAGCAGTCCGACACATAAAAGTCGCTTGCTGCTGTGCGAATGAAACTGAACCGCCAGTTTCGACCTCGACAAAATCGTTATCGAATATACCGCTGACCGAGCTCGCAGAACCGCCCGCTGGCGTATAAGTCGCAGCGACACCAAAATCGTCAACCGCGTAAAAATATGATCTGTCGTCTGCGCTCTCAACAGCCATCAATCAGCCTTTTTCTTCCTGGTGGTAGTAGTGCGCTTTGTTTTCGCTTTTAGCGGAGCAGCGGTCTCTGTGTTGAGCCCAATCGAGCGATCAACCGAATCAGTCGGGATCACTTTGCCAGACGCCAGGAGCTCAGTCGCAGAGCGATCATCAACTTCAATCAGATCACCTGGCTCATAACTTACGCCAGCGACTCGGACACCTCGTGTTGCGATCAGTTTCATGTCAAATCTCCTTAAAGCATCAGGGGCTCATCAGAGCCCCGTCAGCGTCGATCACTTAGGTAGTGATCATGTCAGTGATTGCAGCGAATGATTGCGCGTGACGTACACCACAATCCACTTCCTGCATGACCCGGATGCGAACTGTACCAGCAGCACCGCCTGTGTATGGATCGATCAGGATGTCAGCTGTTGAGAACAAGCCAATCAGCAGCTGGCTGAAGTCACCAAAGATCATCGCTGACAATGCAGTACCAGTACCTTTTGTCAGATCAGATGGTACATTAGAAGTCACTTCCATGCCGTAGCCATAGAGTGAAGTCCAAGGATCATCCATGATCATCACAGAGTCTGTGCTCGCGACCTTAGATGTCTGACTCAATTTCGCCTTCACCTTTGGATTGGTCAAGAAGCGCAGCGAGTTTGCATTGATCGCAGCGTTGTCCTGCTCAACTTCGCGAACCAGGTTCACCATTGATGCCCAGGTCGGAGCCGCACCGTTAGTGCCGAGTGCAACAGATCCGATGCCAGTTGTATCCAGGATACCTGATGGCTCGTTAGTTGCCCCACCTTCGATTGCAACATCTTCGATCTTCTGTGCCAAAGCGTTCAACAGGTCATCGCGGATGATCTGCTCAACAGATGGATCAGATTGGATCATGAGCAAGCGAGAGATATCGACAAACGCACCCAATGTCTTTGGAGACATTGTGATCTGTGCGAATGTTGGGTTCTGCTCAGCGACAGCTGAATTTTCACCAACGAACGCAGCAGCAGCACCGCCAGCCAACTTAGGAATCGCAACATCGCCTTTCAATCCAGACAAGAAGCGAGCACCTACGTTCGAGAGCACAGTGCGAGCGCGGAGAGCGTCGACAAACTGGTCGCCCAGGTGATCAGTTGGACGCAAGAAGCCACCAGCTGAATCTGTGCCAACAGTCAAATCACGCTTGCCGATGCCAGCCCAGAAAGCGTCTGGAGCATAAAAGCCCTGAGCTTCTTTGCCAGCGCGCTTTGCGATTTCATCTGACATCTCTTTCTCGAATCCAGTCAAGCCAGATCCGTTCACTAGACCGCGAACAGCCTTCATGAATGAGTATTGCTGAACTTCTTTCTGCGACATATCGATGTCACCAGCTGTGCGCTCTAATGGCCTACCTTCTGGCAAGCTGTCGAGGAGCATGCCCCGGAATTGATCGATTGAAAGACCGTCTGTGATTGCCTGGTCAGCCAGGTCGCGACGATTGTGACGCACAGCAAGTGCTGTGATCTCTTTTGCTGTCTGCTGGAATTCACGCTTCGCAGCTTCAGCAGCTTGAGCCTTTAGCTCATCAGTATTGATTTCAGTCATTGTTCTTACCTCAATGATAGTTTCGGGTTCAGATTTCTCTGCTGCTATTTCGATGGAACGCCCAAATCCGACAGTCGGATCAGCTGGAACAGAAACCACCGATATCTCATGCGGAAGCCATGAACGCACCACAACCGTCCCGCTGCTGTCATTCATTCTTTCCATATCCAGGATTCGATACCCAATAGAAACATTGGTACGAATCCCATCTTTGACGTCCTGGAGAACATCACTGGCCAAAGCGTTTTTTCCAAAACGCACAGTCGCCCGTAGTCTGCGGGTCTCTGGGTCAATGTATGCCTTTTCCACGACACCAATCTGCTGGCGCATATCGTGATCGAGTAGCAGCGGAGCTTTGTTGTTCAAGCGCGACATATCAATCGCACCGTCATCATGGCTCAACACTTCCATCCCGAACTCACGTTCGACGCCAAATTCTGAAGATACCGAGAGATCCATTGTTCTCTCCTCGACATCTGCGTTTTCAATAGTTGCAGCGCGATATTCGAGCTCGACGCCCTGATCGCGATCCTGCTCATCGATTCTTTCAATCTGTTCCACAATTCGCCTCGCAAAACTTTGCCCAGGATCACCGCCCCACGCTGCCCATGCCACCCGACCGGGGCTCGGATAACCATCTTCGCCTGGCCGGAATCCCTCAGCTTCTTTGTCGACCTCATGCCGAGAAAAGAAACTGTGCATCCTTTTTACAGTATCCACCGAGAGATAATCTCCCGCAAGGATCTGATTCGCTCGAGCAGCTGCAACAGCTGTCCCGCCTTCATACCCTTCCTCGCGCCAGGCTTCATATCTCCTGGCTTCTTCCTTCATGCCTTCGGTCGGCCTGGTTGGAAGCTCGACGCCTTTATAAATTGGCATCAGGCTCTCCAGGCATCTCAGCTTTCGCCACATCACCGAATGGCTCGAAATTCATCGAGATGCCGTATCGAGTCGCCAGGTCGCGCTCCCGCTGCACCTGCTCAAATACTTCTTCAGTGTCGCGCCCATAGTGAGCATGAATATCCTGGAGAGTCACGATCCCGTTATTCAGAGCGTTCACGTTCGCCGCGATCTCTTTCTGTGGATCGACCCACTGCCATCCTCGCGGAATGAATCGAGTCGCGCTGGCGAACTCATCGTACCGATACGCTGGGATGTTCACTGTGCCAGCCATCATCGCGCTGTCTAGCCAGGCGCGGAACACTGGCTCGATGAACTGCTCGATCATGAACGCCTGGAGCATCTTGAAATGATCACGCTCCTCCATCACGCCCTGGCGGATCGAGCTGTACGAAACGCCCTCGAGATTGTTTGAGAGTGACACATAGCTCACACCGAGACCCGAGCTGATTCCACGCAGAATTGCTTTCTCGAAATCGCTGAACGCTGTCGTCGGATGATCAGGATCGAAACTTTTCACATCCATGCCAGCTGGCAGCTGTTGGAATGTACCAGGCTCTGCGCTCATGATCGGAGTGCCATTGTCCAGATCGTCGCCCATGTAGCCATCGCCACCTGGTGACGTAATGAATCCCATTGCAGATGCACCGACTCGAGCAGCGACCAGCTCAGCTTCCTCGTATCCATCGAGCATCTTCAGTCTCGGCAACACGTTCGACATAGGTGGAACGCCTCGAGTCTGCCCTGGACGCTCCTGGATGTACGCATGAATCATCTCGCTCGCTGGAACGCGAATGTGCTTCCGCTTGGTGTAATCAGTACCGAACCCGTCCGAATGATGCGGATGATCTGCGAACAAGTAGTACGCAGCTGGCCGCTTCATCTCATCGAGCTCGACACCCATCCTCACCTCGCGACCGTTGGTCAGCTTGGTGTTGTATTCCTCATCGAGATAATCTGCTTCGTAGAACTGAATCGCGAACGCATGATCTGTGTCGCGCATGTTTTTGACTAGGCGAATTAGCACCTCGCCATCTCGCGCCCAGGTCTCGATGAACAGACGCTGCGCTGCCTGGAAACTCAGCTTCCCGTCGACAGTGCAATGACCAAAGCGACACCAATCGCGGAACGCTTCCTCGACCAGGCGATTCCCTGGAGCATCAAGCGTTCCATCGGGATTCCGCTTTTTGCTTTGGAAGTGAACGCCATTCGACCCGACCACATTGCTGGTCAGGATCTGGATGTATCGTCTGGAATAAGGATGATTTCTCGCGCTTTCTCGGCAGCGGTCTCGAACGACCCGGAGAGCTCCTCGAATCTCGGAATCAGCTGATCTCGAGGATGTAATGAAATCAGCGAATAAGCGTCCAGTGTTTGCAGCATAGAATGACCGCTTCTGAACTGGCTTTTTCTTTTTGAACCGATCAAACAGCCCCATGATCAAAACCTCACTTTGACAGTCACGCCTGTTGTCTCGCCTTTAGCGATCAGCTGAGCTGTTTTCTCTTTGCGGAGCTCGAGCTTGTAATAATCGCGCCACTGCATCAGCTCTGGAATACTGATCTTGGTCAGCTGGCGATCCTTGATTGAATAATTGGCCACATCAGAATCTGCGCGACCTTGCAGGATGCTCTCGATCTTATTGACCATGATCTCTGCGTGAGTCCTGGGGTCGCTCTGATTGACATCGAGATCGACATTCGCAGTAAATGTGCCAGTGTCGACAACGATTCGCTCTGAATCGCTGTTCCGAACGATCTCGAGCTGCCAGTGATAATAACCAGGAACGAAATCAGCTGAGACAGCTGAGCTGACCGAAAACAGATAATGAGTCGTCTGATCTGTGCCTTCGATCTGGATCTCGTTCGATCCACCGCCAGTGATCCTGGCGATATACGTTGCTGTGTAAAGATTGGGTGGGTAATCATCAACTAAGTCGCTGCGCTTCCATTGAATAAAATCACCGACCGTGACAATCGTTGGCTCGCCTTCGGGCGCGTTCGCAGCATCGAACAAATTGGCCATATCATCTCCAGTTGTTCACAAAACCGCCCTGCGGTCGTTGTCGCATCAATGGCTGTGGCTGCTTGGCTGGCACAGGTTTGCCAACTTGATCAGACAGCTTTTCCGCTATTGTATCCAAGTTTGGAGATAATATCACCATCGCTGCCATAGCATAAACTCGACAGTCAAGAGCCTCGACTCGCCTCCGCTGCGCTTTCCATACTCTGACCTTGTGACCTCGCACCCACTTTGTCACCAAAGCCTCACCCGTCAGCTGCTTGAAATACTCCTCGTCGTAATGTGCCGGGAAATGACAGAAACCATCACCAGGCTCGTCGATCTTGAGTCTCGAGTACAGCAGCTCCTTGGCCGTATCGACTCCCACACTGAACAGCTTGATCTTTGCGATGTTTGTCCTGGTCGGTCTCGAGACCAGCGGTCGACCCTCGCCACCGACACCCTTGATCGCAAATATTCGTTTGCCATCTCTGATCTTTGCGTATGAATAGACCGACTGAGTGTGGTGACCACCTGAGTCGATGCAGCTGCTGCGAACCATCAATTCGACTCCATCCTTTCTGCGATAGGTCGTCGCTAGCACCTGGTCGAGATCGTTCCAGATCCTCGAGCCCGATGGATCACCATGAATCACCTTGTAATCGATTGACCAGGATTCCTCGCCTCTGCCCCATCCAACAATCTCGACCTCGAGACGATCATCCTGGGTATCGATCCCGGCAGTCAGCAGCACCACATCATCTGGGATCTCCTCGCCCCAATCTTCACGCCTGGCTAGGAGACTGTGATCATCCACACTGTCTCCACCTTCCTCCCAGGTTTCAGCCAGGCTGACATTGATGAACGATTGCAGATCACCAGCGCGTTTTTTCTCCAGGAAACTTTGCGCGATGTCACCGAGTCGCCTGAAACAGCTGTACAGCTCATTCAGGTGATAACTCGCGTGACCCTTGAACTCTCGCTCTCCAATCCAGCGACCTTTGCGGATTGCAGCAATTCGCTCGCTGTCATTCAGCGCAGCACCACAGCTCGAGCATGCATAGACAGCTTTCTCTGGTTCATCCTCTGGCCAGGAGACGTTCGACCATTGCAGATGCTGCTCGAATTGGCAGTGTGGACATTCGATGTGGAATCTCCGCTGATCGCCCTGGTCGTATGCGGTCTCGATCCAGCTCGAGCCTTTGATCGTCGGAGTCGAGATCTCGAGCAGCGTTCGCTGATCTCCGAAAGTTGCAGCTCGCTGCCAGAGCAGAGAGACCGGATGACCTTCGCCAGTCATGTCGTATCCATCGACCTCATCGCAAACGATGAAAGGAGCGGATCGACCACGCATCGTCTTTGGTGATCCAGACCAGGAAAACATCAGGAATCCGCCAGGATAGGATTTCATGCGCTGATTGTTGACGCCTTCTCGAGCTCTCGGCTTGGCGACTAGCTCCTG